GCCGTCTTGGTATCTTGAAGCGCCCCCCGATATCCGGTGCGGCAAACCTCGACCTTTCCAGATTTTGTGTCCAAGCACTCCCAAAGAAGCCCCTGCAACTCATTTGCCGCGAGCCCCGTGAGGGCGCTGAAGGTGAACAGGGCGCGACTATAAGTCGGCATTTCCAAAGCCAGTATGCGGCGAACCTCGTCGGCAGTATAACCGTCCCGGCTCCCGATCCCACCTTTGATATTGCGGCGGCTTTCCCTTGCGCAGGGGTTGGAGAACACGATGCCTTTGTCGATGGCATATTTGAAAACCATGTTTAGCGAGTGAATGATACTGCGCTGAGTCTTGGGTGCATAATTATCAAGCATCAGCTTGTCGATAAACATATTAATATCACCGACCGTTATCTTATGTATCTGTTGGTCACCAAGCTCCGGCAAGATATGACGCTTCAAATGCCGCACATCATTCTGGTGGCTTTGTGGGCGGATACCCTGCGCCTTGCCGACAAACTTTTCACGATATCGCAAAGCCTCCTCCGCGACTGCGTTGAGGCTGGCCTTGTTTGCGTTTTGGATACCAGCCGCAAGCTCGTCTCGCAGTTTCATCCAGCGCTTGTGCCAAGCCTCCGGCGTAGGGTCGCAAAGCACCGACTTGCGCTTGCCGGCGAGGTCTAAGTACCAAATGATACCTCTCTGTTCGCCCTGATGCTCCCGCGACCTGTCGGCACGTTTTTTGACAATTGTCTTGAAAGCACCCTCGTTGTCGAGGGTGATCTCCACATCATTGACTCTGATGGTTTCCATTTGATCCTCCTTTTGATCACTCTTTATATGACCAATATAAGCATAATTTACTTATATGCAAGTATATTATGCGCATATTGTTGGATGAGCCTGACGGTTGGGCAACACTTGGGCAACACAAAGGAGGGTGCCGTAAACAGAAAAAGGCCGCAACTCCGAAGAGTTGCGACCTGATAACTGTTTGTAATATATAACTATTTGGTTGCGGGGGCAGGATTTGAACCTGCGACCTTCAGGTTATGAGCCTGACGAAACTGGCGGTTTTCTGCGGGTCGACTCGGCTGGGCAACACTTGGGCAACAATTATTGATGAGCCTGACGAGTGGGCAACATTTGGGCAACAATCGCCCTCCGAGTCGCTATTTTTTCTTCCCATAAAACTTGGTTATCCCGCGTATTCCTACGCTACTAGCGACCAAGGCTCCTAACGACACCTGATACCACTGGGGCATCTGTTGCAACGCCTCAAAGCCACTAAACACGATCTCCCTGCCCCACTCGCCACAAAATGCTAAAACCATTGGGATTGCAAACAGCAATGAAAAAAACTCATCACGCCACGAGGACTCCATTTGTTTTGCGGCGGTCAAATCGTAGTCGATTTCACCAGTGGCCTGTTTTTCCGCAATGGTAGCTTCGGCCTTAGCTCTGGCAACCTTCGCCCCCGCCACCGCTTTTTTCTCTTCGACTTTGCCCTCCAGCCATGTACCCGCAAGGCTGGCGATTGGCCCTAAAAACTGTATCATTCGTCCTCTATGATCTCCATGATTTCGCCAGCCTCAATTCTGACTTTCAGTTGTTTGCATGACCACTTTTTATCGAAATCAGTCGTGTGTCCAACATTGCGTTTTATCTTGCGCCGTATGCTGAGACATTCGGAAAGGTTTTTATAAGGCGTATACTCAACACGTTCCTCCCCTATCATCAGCAGAAGAACGAAAGTCATCTCAATCATTTGTTCGTCAACTTTTCTATATTATCTTCGATTTTGGTCAGCCGCCTGTCATAAAACTCAAGCACTAGCTTTTGCTGTTGATCGTGCGGAGCGTTGCCACTTTCTATATTTTGAGCCAGCTTTTCTAACTCACTCGCCAAATGTTCAATCATCATGAATTGCTCACTGTCGGCTGGCAAACTCCCCATCTCACCACGCGGCCATTTGATGCGAAACTCGGTGTTCATACCGAGGTCAGTTTCCATAAGAATAAGTTTGTTCTCGATGGTGTTGAGCCTTTCAATCACACCAAAGTACGCCCATGTGCCAACTGTTGCGGCTATCAATAGTGCAATTAAATTGCGGATCGGCATCGATAGTTCGGTGTTTTCGTTTAGCTTCGGCATCAGCTACACGACTCTTGAAACGCGCAAGAAGCCTTCATGCAATCCATACGAAATCGGAAGTTTTCGTTTTCGTAGTTACTCTGCCACATCTCCTCTGATTTGAGCCAGATGCACTGTGTTTCAGACATTTCCTGTTGGAGGGATTGCTGACCTATATAAGCCCACTCTTGACCCGTGAAGCCCCAAATGGAGACGACCAAAATAAAGGTGTCCATCACTCAGTTGATTTTCTGTCAGCATAAGCGTTTGCCCCGAAATAAGCGGCGACCAACGCAGAGTTCGCCACAAAGTAGGTCGGAGCAATATCTCCAATGATTGTCGCGGCACTATCATAGCCAAGCATTGCTGTGATCAAAATTGCGGCTGGGTAATTTAGCGTTCCAAACAGCGCAAACCAAGTCATCCATCGCATTGAGTCACGCCTTGCGTCTGCGTCCTCTAACTCACGCCGTTTAAATTCCAAAGCCATAGAGATTTCATCATCGCACAGAGTGTCGTCATTGTTTCTGTCAAGATGCTGATATGCACTGTCTTTTTGCAGTTTTTTCTGTGCCATCAATGCCACTCCCCGGAGCGCATCATGTTCGCCAAATCATCAGCACGTTTGCCAACTTGCTCTGCCCATCGACTGCGCCCACCGTTGGAACCTCGCACCATTTCATTTGCCGCGAGTTCGTAATCACCCACCAACAGGGCGGCTTGCATGTTTTGAAACTGGTCGAAGCGAGGCTTACCGAGATTGAACAGCATTGAGATGATCACCGCTTTTCTGGCCTCGTCCATCTTTGCGTAAAACGGATATTGAACCGCCTCGTTTTCACATCGGGCGACATCATTTGCCAACAGGTAATCAATCTCATCGTCGGACAAACCGCCGCCTAATTTTTCGTCGACTAGCCTGCCGCACCCTATGGTCCAGTATGATCTGGAGTCTTGATATGCGTGTTTAACGACACCCTCATGATGTTTTATTAAATCGAGTAATTTGCTCATCTTCAAACTCCCTTTGGATGAGTTTTGAGGCGGTGACTCCAAGCTCATAAAGAGCCTCTGCCATTGGGCTATCACTTGCTTTTGGGCCGCGCCCGGTCAGAAACACCTCGCAAGGCTCATCAGTCTCCGGGTGGTAACTGACGGTCACGACCAGTCCTTCCGCGACATCCTGTGTGATGCACGGTCTGCGATTTGGTAATTCTGTCATTGGATTACTTTCACTGCGTTTGCAATTGATGCGAACAAGAAGATGATGAGTCCCCCACCAACCGCAATGGTGATCGCGACGATGAGCGCCGCCTTGATATTTTCCTCAAGCTGGATTTGACGCCGTTTCTCTTCCTGTTGGCGGCGTTTCTCCTCTTCGCGCCGAGCCTTTTTTTGTGCCTGATAATGGTCAACAATTTCACCCCATGTGGAGCGTTCTCCGTAAGGCTTGGGCCAGCGGTTGTTGATTGCGACTTCCAACTCGTAGAGCTGTTCATTCAAACGCTTTTGCTCGAGTATCACGTCAATGGAGGAGCGAATATTTATGTCACCGACTCCGGCTTGCTTGTTGCGCTCTTCTTGTAATTTGTCCTTGCAAGCAAAAAGGGTCGACACTGCCGACCCTATTTCTGAAATTGACTCTGCGTCACTAATCCTTTGCTTTACCCACGATATCGTGTTCGAAGCGATAGTAACGGCCGCCAGCGCCGAAGAGATTGCTTCCATGCCTTAGGCATCAGGCCAGTCGTCTATTGGTGCTTTGCCATTCTCTGGAGCATCATATAAAGCCATGAACGCAGAGTGGGTAGATGCGGCGGTGATTTTGGCTTCGATGTCGTTGCTGGCCTTCCTGACGGCGGCGCGATATGCCAAGGTGTCAGAGTCCACGTCCGTGCCATTTTCAGCAGAGCGGACGACCTTCCAATCGGTCGGTGCTAACAAGCCAGCCGCAGTCTCTTTGACCTGCGCGATTGCGTTGCTCTTCAGGCCTCTTGTGACGACTTGGTTGCCATCAACGTCGAGCATCGCTGACCCATCTTCATTTTTTTCATTAACGTCATCAAGCGCACGCTCAACGCCAGCCGCCCAATAAAACCGATTGTCGAAACTTTTGACAACGGGGTCGGCCTCGTAAACCAGCCCAATCTCAGCTTTTGCCTCATCAGACAACAGCATCCAATTTGCAGGATGATGCCCTGCGTCTGATGACCAAGCGCGACCGGGGCGAATGACCTTACCATTGTATTTATACATTTTGATCTCCTATCATCGGGCATTGGCAAATTTTTGTGGGGCTTCAGCGAATGCTAAGAAAATATATGTGGCAGCAGTACCACCATTAGCGTGACTACCATTGCCTCTGAGCTTGAAACCATTGCTTAAAAAGTCAGCAAAAAAACCACTTGATGATGTGGTTGTTGCTTCAGTTTGGGTAGTGTTTGCTTCTAGTCTTTTTTCGTTTGGATTAAAATCCACATCTCTTGCTGTGTCTAAAATTTCCCAGTCTGTTGTGGCAAGGCGTTTGATCATAACCCATGATGGCCTGAACCCTAAATAAACAAAAGTTCCGTCTGTACTATTATTTGAAAGGTATCTTCCAACCTTGCTGTAGCCTTCAACGCTATGGAAACAATACGATATAATGGTTTCTCCATTTCCCCCAACCGCATTGTTTGTTCCAACTGTAAACACGCTGTTTGTAGGTGCAGTAGAATTAAATGTGTTTGACACATCGCTTGTGTTTTTCCCACCACTGCTATTAAGAAGCAAAAACCCACTTGTTCCCACAGGTTCGGTATAAACAACCCAAGAAGAAGTATCGTCTCTATTTTTGAATATTATTAATTCTGGGGCAGAATTTAAGCCATGACCCACTGTTTGAGTGCCACTAGCAAGACCTTCATATTGCACTATACTGAATCCAGCAGAAGTATTGGCCGACACAACCGACTGTGAAGTGCCATCAAAATTTGATTGACCGTGAGTTGAATTAGTGTTGACCTGACCGCCCATACCTGAATGGATCTGGCAATAATAATATAAAGTCGGCGCACCAGCCGCTACTGTGATTGTGGTTGTATAAGCTGAATTATCTTTCACCACGCCTGTTGTGTATTCAGTACCGCCACCGTGTGTCCCATCAGATGTGGTGCTAAATCTTATTGGATGACCTTGCGCGGAGCTATCTGACCAATCAAAAACATATGTGCCCCCCTCCTGTAAATTTAACGTCACTGCGCTTTGCGCAAATGTTGCGCTATCCGCACTGTTCCTAAATCTATATTTATTTCCGCTATCTGAAACGACAACGACTTTATAAGTTTTGGTAGGCGTTGTCCCGCCAGCTTTCCAGTTCCAGGCGACATATGAGTCTGCGCTTAAATTAAATGCATTTGAGTTATTATACCCAACTGTAAATCCATCTGAATTAAGACTGCTGACACCATCAGCATCAGATTGGTTAAATTCTGCGTTAGTATTATCTGAACTTAGAGTGTTCAAGTTTACTCCATTATCACCAAGACCACGAACACTATCCACCAAAACGTGAGAAACGCCGGATCGGACACGGTTCTTAATCCACAACCAATCTGGCTGGAAACCCACGCCAGTGATAGCGTTAGATGATGCACCGTCGCCAGTGTATAAGACCGTATTAAAATTATCATCAGCCTGTTCATCTTGTCCCGGGCCGATTGTTGGGTCTGGTAGGTTGGATGTGCAGAGGGCTAGAAAACCAGATGGTGGGGCATATTTGAAAAGTGCGCTTCCATCACCAGATTCAGTACCAACATCACCACCAGTTAACTCTTGGTTAAATGA